GGTATTGGCTTACTGTCTGGCCAGAAACTGCAAGATGCTGTTAAGAGCGGCATAACTGCTGGTGCAATCTCTGGATTGACCACAGGGGCGACCAAAGGGTTTGGCGCTCAGATTGAAGCCCCTAAGGTTCCTACCGTTGGGGACATGGCCAATCAATCTGACGCAAATGCCCAAGGCAGCAAGTATGATTATAAATATGATGCGAATGGGAATGTCGTAGAGAGTACGTTAAAGCCTGAATTTAGTGACCCGATGGGAGACTTTATTGCTGAGCGCAATTTAGACCTAGACCCAGATGTTGTTGCTCGGATGGGCCCAGATCAGCTCTCTAACGTTGCCTCTACCACGCCACCAGAGATAGTAATGCATGATGGTGTTCCGAAATACGTAATAAAAGACGCAGGCGGAAATGTCACAGGATTTAAAACAGTTCCGCTTGCGGATCGAGTTTATTCAGAAAACGGAACAGTCAGTGCCCGGCCTGCCAATGTTTCAAGGTCTTCCTCTGCTTATACGGGTAGAACCAGTACGGAGCCTGCCTATGACACTGGATTTGGTCCGGGACCTACTGACGTTGTCGGCGGAGACGGTGTTGTTGGAGGACGATTTGATGGCGTAACGACACCAGATAGCTTGATGGCCGGTCCTGCCGGAGACGGGTCTTATAAGCCGCCAACATTTGGACGGGCCTATGATGAGCTTGGCCGGGGAGAGTACGGAAACGCTGCAAAGACTGTTTTCATGCCAGAAGGCCCCACTGCGCAGCAAGTACAGAGCTCTGAAGCCTTCCAAAGCGCACGGGCCGCAGGGGCAGACTACAACACGGCCTATCAACAGGCCTCTGAACAGATGGGCGCTCCCGGCCTGATTCGCACTTACGGACCAGCAACTGCCGCAGGACTTGGTATTGCAGGCTTGGCCGGTGCATTTACACCAAAGCCTCCAGAGCCTACCCAATTACAAAACGACATGAGCGCACGATTGGCTGCCGAAAAAGCACGTGTTGCCGCCAACCCCGGGGCATATGCACCGCAGGGCTTGGAACGGTTTGGCATTACATACAACGACCGTGGAGAAATCACAGGTTCTCAACCATTTAACCCACAGCCTACCGGACCCACGGAGGTTGCAGGCAATTACATGCCATATACGCCGTCTCCGTACATGTCACCAACTGGGGCAATTGGCAATCCACTTGTTGCCCGTCCCTACAATACAGCCAGCATGTATGACTTCATGCCTCGATATGCAGCAGAGGGAGGCATCATGTCCAACTATGGCTCATCGTCACCTATGATGCAGGGGATGAGCAATAATGGTATTGCATCTTTGGCCAAGGGCGGGTATCCTCGGCGCACTGGTCAAATTAGTGGTCCGGGGACCCCGACCTCTGATTCAATCCCTGCAATGCTTTCAGACGGCGAATTTGTCATGACTGAAAAAGCCGTTCGCGGTGCCGGTAAAGGCAACCGTATGGCTGGAGCAAAGAAAATGTACGCTTTGATGCATCAACTCGAACGTAACGCAGCACGGGGATAAAAATGGCAGAAACAACAGAACAAATAGTCCGGGAATCCCCGGAAGTTGAAGCGTATAAGCTCAATCTAATGAAGGCCGCAGCGGCCTTACGTCCACCAACGCTGCCTCAGTACCAAATAGCCGGGTTTACGCCCCAACAAAGCGCGGCCCTGAATGCAGGTCAGCAAGGCATCGGCGCATATTCCCCTTTCCTGCAAGCAGGACAGCAGGCTCTTGGAGCGGGGACCGCGACCACCGGAGAAGCGGCGGATGTATTGCGCGGGGCCGATACCCGGGGTCAGTTTGGAGCGGCTCAGCAAGCTACAAATCTGGCTGCCATGGGTACTTTGCAAAATGCTTCCCCCATAGGCCAGCAGCAAATTCAACAGTACATGAACCCGTACACCAATCTTGTACTCGGTCAGCAGTTGGAGGAGATGAATCGTCAGGCCCAAATACAGCGCCAAGGCCTGAATGCGCAAGCCGTTCAGGCAGGTGCGTTTGGTGGCTCTCGCCAAGCGATTGGTCAACAGGAATTAAACCGCAATCTCACGACTGCCCAAAATCAAGCCATTGCCCAATCTTTGCAAGGCGGGTATGGCCAAGCGTTGTCCACGGCCCAGCAACAACAGCAGGCAGGTCTTGGCGCTTACAATCAATTGGGCAACATTGGCCAAGGTATTGGTAGCTTGGCTAACCAACAGTTTGGTATTGGCTCTCAGACGGCTTCTCAGTTGGGACAGTTGGGTGGCCAAATGGGTCAGATGGGTATGCAGCAAGCCGCATTGGGCCAGTCAGCTCAACAGCTTGGCCAAGGCGATGTCAACTTTTTGTACAACATCGGCGCTCAGCAACAGAGACAGCAGCAAGCTGTGTTGGATGCGGAAAGAGCCTCTTCCATGCAAACGTCTTTGCAGCCGTATCAACAGTTGGCATTCCAGTCCGACATCTACAAAGGCGCACCGTCCACACAGATGGCCATCACGTCGCAACAGACTCCAACTCCAAGCCCTTTCCAACAGATTGCAGGCTTAGGTACAGGTATTTTGGGCTTGGCAGGCGCAGCAAACACCGCTCAAAAGCTCTTTTAAGGAAGCATGATGAAAGATTCAGCAGTTCTCAAGCGTTCCATGTTTTCTGAAAAGTTGCCCAAGTCTGTGCGCAACAGCGGAATCATGGCCGGGTTTGAAGATGACGACATGTTGGAGGCTCCTGAAGAGAACACCATGCCGCAGATGGCCCGTACGCCTCAGAATCCTGAAATCTTGATGAACACTTTGCGGGGCGACATGCGCTCCGTTGATGCACGGTACCAAGAGCTGGCCCAGATGGTGGGCGACGAAGCTGCTCAGGAGACTCCTCCTGAAGTCTTGGCCATGCTTCAAATGCAGTTTGGGCAGCAGCAGGGAGGTATCGGTGCGTTGCCGCAAGGCACGGACATGATGCCACCTCCTATGGAAGGTGGCGCACCCATGGGGGCACCCGGCGGGGCTCCTGCAATGCCCTCCCCACAAGGTATAGCTCCTATGCAAGGAGCTATGCCGCCCGGCATGGAGAGTGCTGGCCCTTTACCTCAGGGCGGGGCTGAACAAGCTCCGCCTACCCCTGATGGCATGCCTCCAATGCAGGCAGCGGCAGGTGCTTTTGTCAATGCTGGTGCCCGTGCTGCGCAATTTATTGCCGACAAGGCTGCAACGTATGGCCCAAGGGTAAATCAGTATTTGGGCAACCTGCTGATGTCTCCCCAGCCAACAGTTCAGCGATTGACCGGCGGCCAGCCTGCAATGAACCTGACTCGTCAAGGTGCACAGTCGTTGGTACAAAACCCTGTGACAGGTGAAATTGTGCAGGGCGCGGGCACCAGACTGGCTCCGTACACCACAATGGGTGGTTTGCAGTCACCTACTCTTACACAAGGTATCAGTCAAGGTGTTGAGCGTTTGGCTGCGGAATACCCACGCGCAGCGGCCCTGTTGGCTCCAACAGCGGCGGCATTCACTGCTGCCGTTGGTCCGATGCTGGATAACCCTTCTGCGTCTACTCCGATGACACCGGAGCAGCAGGCTAAGTACGATGCCACCATGGCACAGATTGATGCTGTTAATCGTCCGGACCGTATGCAGGGCATGTCGAACGTGAAAAAAGGTGGAATAGGAAAGAATGCTGCTACGGTTTTCCCCCCTAATCTGAGCCCCGCGTTTATTGGTGGCGGACCGTTTGATGGTGTAACTCCACTTCCAATGCCTGCCCCAGAAGCAAAAGAGGAAGAAGTACCCGCAACAACTGAGGACTTCATCAATCAGAATTTGGCCAAGCCTCAGGTTAAAGAGCTGAGCCGGATCGATCGTATTAAAGCCGCTCAGGGAGAGTACACGCCGTTGTACAAAGAATTGATTGGCGATTCTGCGGAAGATGCAAAAACAAATGCAATGCTGCTGTTGGCAGATGCAGGATTTAAGTTGGCTTCGACCTACAAGCCTACTTTTGCCATGGCAGTTGCCGAATCTGCCAAGGACATTCCACGTGGCTTTGCAAACATCATTGCACAAGCACGGGACCGAGATATCAAACTCAAGACCGCAGCACTTACTCAGGCCATTTCCGATGTGCAAGAGCAAGACAAGTACGCTCAGGCGCTCAAGTTGCAGATACTTAAGGGCGATTACAGTTTGCTTGAGAAACAAGCTACTTCGGGACAAATCATCATGGAAGATGCTGGTTTGGGCGGTCGAGTATCCAAGACCAAGTCGGGCAGCTTTGTTGGTTTCCATTTGGACCCCAAAGACCCTGCGGTCGATTCCGCTATTCGCAGTCGCTACACTTTGCGTGACACGGATAACCCGTTTGTGATGAACCGGGGAGAAGCTGCTACAACTGTCGAGACAAACAAAGAAGAGCGGATCAAGTTGGGCAATGCTTTGCGCAACATTGACAACAACTTGGCCACAATTGATAGCATGAAGGGTGTTGTGGAAAGAGCCTATAGCCCCGGCACATGGTTCGCGGACAAGGTCAACAACATCTTTGTTCCTATTTCTTTTGGAACAATCAAGCCAAACTTTGACACTGCTGGCGCGGTTACACAACTGAAAAATGATTTCAGCAGGGTAACCAAAAATTCCGCCCTTGCCGCTGAATCAGGACGTATCTCCAATCAACAACAAGAGTGGGAGCGCGAGAACGCAGGCATGTTGGCCAACCCCGCAGGATTCTTTGAGGACCCTGAATTGGCTGCGAAGAACCTTACGTCATTGGAAGCCACCAATCGCAATATGCGTCAGCAAATCCTGACTCAGTTGGGATATGAAAAGAACGATTACGTGATGACCGCTCCCAACACTGGAACAAAGAATGATCCGTATCAGATCAGTTCAGACCCCAGAGAACAGCAGATCATGTTCAACTTCCTTGGCAGTACCTTTGGCCGAGTTCAAGACCCCAAAGCAGTGGTGTACCTGAGACTACCCAATGGTAAAGTGGATGCATTCAATCCATCTCAGTTGCGTGCACAAACAGGACGTTAAATGGCCACTCTTACAAACACTCGCGGAGAAAGTATTGACCTGACCACCGGAGAGGTTGTGGGCCGCGTAGAGGGTGCGCCTGTTGAGGCCGAGCCACGGAAAACGAAACAAGAAACCCCTTCTTCGGCGATGGACACCATCAACCAGTTGTCGTGGGGATTTAACTCTGCACTTTTTGCGTTACCCGATGCTGCCCAACGAGCAATTGGCAACGGACTGGGAATGAAAGATGACGAAATCTTTCAATTCACCCGACTGTTCAACAAGGGGGAGAAGGCTCCCCAAAACACGGTAGACCGCTACACTCGCGCCGTTGGCGAAGGTGTGGGCGGAACTCTGCCATTCACAGGAATCTTGGCGTGGGCAGCGAAGAGTCGCCCACTTGTTACTGTTGCCGAATCCGGCGCAGGAATCTTAAAAGGAATTGCAAATGACGCTATCAGCTTTGTACAAAAAAATCCACGACTCGCTGCTGCAACTGACATCGCGTTTGGTGCAGGCTACGAAGGACTTCGCCAAGCGGTGGAAGAAAACGTAAGCGACGACAACCCCAACAAAAAGCTTTATACCGAGCTGATGCCCATGGCAGCATTCATGGGAGTGCCCCTTGCAATGCAGCTCAGCCCTGCCCGTGGCGCTGCCAAAGCGGTTGGAGACAAGGTCACTGGGTTCCTCCCAAAGAAAGCTGATCTTGGTGCAGTAGAGCAAGAAGCTATTGAGTCGCTCCCCGGCGTGTATAACCTGCCCGTCATCAACATCGTTCCGCGCATGCTGATGAAACGTGCAGAGAATAAGTTGGAAAAAGTATTTGGCCCGATAGCCGAGAGCCCCGAAGCACAGCAGGCGCTTGCTCAGTTGCAGTCGCACTTGGATGATCCACGGGTTGCGGAGTTGTTCTTGGTTGGTGGCAAGCCTACCCTTGACGTGGCCGAACAGACCATGTACGGCCCATTGCTGACAGAGAAAGCAAGGCTGTTGGAGCAACTTGGCCCCAAGGAAATCGCCTCCGTTAAACAGCGTATTGGAGAGAACCAACAGAAGTTGGATACCCTGTTCCAATCGTTTGCCCCCGAGGCACGCAAACCCATCGAAGAAGCATTCATGGCTGCTCAGGCAGACCGGCAAGCATTCTTTGAAGGCATGCTGAAACAGAAGTCTGATTTGACTGCTGCGGAGATCGCAGCAGTGTCCGAGCGCCTCGGACCACAGGACATCAGCAACTTGAACAATGAGTTGCGTGGCGTATTGATGGCCAACATGGAAATGAGTGCTGCCCAACGCCGTGGCATTTTGCGCAGAATGGGCATGACTGAGGGTATGGCCGAGGAAGGCATTCCTTTGGCCACACGCCAAGAGGGCAAGTCATTATTTGACTCACAGGATATGGAAAAGGCTGCGGCGGGTTTGATTGAAAAGTACCGTCCAGAGCGCCCATCGTTGAGCGTACAAATTCCTGAGCCTATTCGACTGTTAGAGCGGTTTGTTAAATCTCAGCAAGTTGCCCGTGAGAAGATGGAAAACGACATGCTTAGTCAATTGACCAAGCAAGCCATCGATGAGCAATTTAAGTTGATTGGGTATCGACCCGGTGGGGAAGATGAAAAAGCGTACGTAGATGCCATCTTGTCCGTGGTCCGTGGAGATAAAACCAAGGCAGGCAAGCGCAAGACTACCCTTGCTGAGCTGGCTCCTGCTGCCGATGAACGGGGCATTGTTCGTTTCCCTACCGCCATTCCCGGACGCAAAATCGAAATTAACCCGTCCCAGATTCAAGCGGATGCAAGGCGAATTGCCGAAGTCAGCACCATGGTGGATATCAACGCCCCCGAGGCGCTGGACTACTTGGCCGCTGCACAGCGTTTCCGCAACGATTCCCTGAGCCGTTACAACACTGCTATGCAACGGGGTCGTACACGCCTGACAGACGCTCAACGCTATCTTGATACCGGCGACTCGGTGTACAACGACATTGAGAACCTGATCAAGGACCACGTGCCAAAGATCAGCAAGAACTTTGATGAGTTGACCACCGTCCTGAATGATTACAGGGATGTGTACCAGCGCAACTTGCCACTGTTGACCTCCCAAAAAACCAAAGGCGGCTTGGAGTTTTCCTTGCCCAACGAAGCATTGCTGCAAAAGGCTTTCCAAAACGCCGACAGCTTGAAACAGCTTCAGTTGACCTTGCAGAACACCCCGCAGGCCGACAGCTTGTTGATGCGTGGCACCGTGGACTGGTTGCGCACCAAAGGTGCCGTGAACAAGGAAGGTTTGGTCGATCCCAAGCAAATCCGTTCCATCTTGGACAAGAACCAAAACATCGTCAATGCGCTGCCTGCGAATGTCCGGGCAAAAGTTCAGGATGAGGTTGCTTTGGCCGATGCCTATGTTGCACGCTTGGGAGAGCTGGATCAGCGCATGGTCACCGCCAAGAACTCGGAGCTTGACACTTTGCTGTCCAAAGCTGCCCGCGCCGATGCCGATCCTCGCCAAACACTGACCAAGGCCCTGTCTGACCCTGCAATGATGCGCACATTGGTCAATGGCATGGGCAAAGACCCAGAGATGTTGGCTGCCTTGCGCCGTTCCGTGTGGGATGTCGCGACAGAAGGAGCGCAATCCGGTGGTGCGTTAAAGGGTTTCCTTGACACAAACCAAAAGTCGCTGAAGATTTTGTTTGGCGACACCCAGCATTTAAAAGACTTGAACACGCTGGCTGACCTGCAACGCAGGGTCAACGCATTTGCCGATGTAACTGGCCAGATTCCGTTGTTTGAATCGATTGATTCCAGCTTGAAACGGGTGATGGGCTTTGGTGTGCAATTTATGACCACCACGGCCCGCGAAGCAATGGTCGGTCGTATCAGCCCAGAATCAGGCGCTTTGGCTTTGTTGCTGCGAATGACAGCCAGTGCTGAAAACCAGTTGTACCAGCGCATCTTCACAAAGGCGTTGGAAGACCCTGCCTTTGCGCAAGCCATCACGCATGTGGGAACCCCGGCCCAAGGGGCCAAGGCCGCTGCTCAGTTGGAAGGCATTGGGGCCAACATGTCCCAAATTTTCAACGAGCCCCTCAGAGCCACTGTTCCCGGTATTGCTCAGCGCGTCATCCGTCAGGAATTGCCACAGGAGCAGTTGGAGGGCCGTCAGGCAGAGATCGGCAACATGAAAAGCTTGCCAGTTGTTTCCCGTGAAACATCTGCTCAGCAAATGCTCAAGGCTCTCCCGCCAGCGCCCGCGACCCGTGGCTACGAGTTCAACCCACGTGTGTCTACCACGCCCCCAGCAAAAACAGGCGGCATGGGTCAGATGCAATTGATGTACCCAGCCATGTTTCCCAACGATCCAATCAGTGGTCTGTTGCAGCAACGCCAAGCACAAGTCCAAGGTGGCCAACAGATCACCCTCGGACAATAGGAGTAAGACATGCAGATGATCGGACAGTTAATTGCAACCATGTTCCTGAGCCGTGAAATGGCGCACAGGGCGCATTTGGCTGTGACAGGGACCGGCAGCTTTGCCAAGCATTCCGCTCTGGGGGAGTTTTATCCTGCCATCATCGATATTGCTGACGGCATCACCGAGGCATATCAGGGGCGACACTCCATCATTGAGATTCCTTACTTGGAAGCGCCCGAGGACTACAGTGACATCATCAAGATTCTGGAAAAGCACATGGATGACATTGAAAGCATCCGGTATGCTGCGGTGGACAAGAAGGACACCCCAATTCAGAACATGATTGACGAGGCAGTGGGCACTTACTTAAGTGCGTTGTACAAACTTAAAAACCTGAGGTAAAACATGAAAGCAAAACCTGTTTGGGACAAACCCCGGCCCAAGGGCCTTGGACCATCAAAGCAGCTCACCACTGCCAAGAAATCTAAAGCCAAGGCGGCAGCCAAGAAAGCTGGTCGCCCTTACCCCAATTTGGTTGACAATATGAGAGCAGCCAAGAGTTAGCAGTTGCCGTCCTCTCCATCGGCATCCTTTGGCCCCGGCAGCAATGCTGGGGCCGTTTTTTCAAACGCCTCTACCTTGCGCCACCACTGGTCCTTGTAGCCGTCAAATTCCCGGCCACAGGTAACAAATTCCTGCACTTCCCCATCCTGTGCCACCATCATGATCACGCCGTGGTCAATATTGGTTTGGTGTAGATGGTCGTGTGCACAAGCGTAAGCTGCCAGTTGGATGAAGTAATCGTCGATCCACTTACGAGGCTTCATGCGGTTGGTCTGCTTGAAGTCAATGATGGATGCCTCGCCCTTGTAGACACCTACGCAGTCGGTCGTTCCTGCATACCGGAACGGGTAATACAACGAGGCTTCTGTGCCCCAGACTTCGTTGACGTGGGGAAAGAATTCTTCGATCAATCGATACCCCATGCGGTAGCCTTTGACTTGCAGCCATGTCCGGGGTGCGGGTAAGTCCCTATTCAACAGCAGTCGCTCGACCACGTTGTGCATGTGCGTTCCCACCGTGGCTGCCTCATTTTTAATCTTCTCCGCTTTCTCCCAACCAACTCTCTCTGCCCACGAATCAAGGTGAGTGGTGTCCTTGGTGGCAGAAATGATGCGGGTAACGCTGGGCATCTCATGTTCATTTCCGTCGATTTTGTATACACGTCCGGTAGACGTGTCTATTCTTTCGAGTTTTGTATACACATGCTTGCGGCGAATGGGAATAAGTTGCATTAAATAATCCAGTCCTTGAAGTTTTCGCCCAGCACTTGCGAAGCGATATTGATTTTGTTCCTGAGCGCCTTGACAATGTGTTCGTCCACGGTGTCTTTGGCTATCAGGTCGACGTAGGTCACCTTTTCCGTCTGGCCAATCCTGTGTGCCCGGTCCTCAGACTGCAAGCGTACCTCAAGGTCAAAGCTGTTGCTGTAGTAGATGACCGTATGGGCTGCTGTAAGCGTCAAACCATAGCCGCCCGTGCGTGGGTTGCCAACAAAGAATCTAAGCTCTGCATTGGCGTTCTGGAAGTCCTCTACCGCCCGCTCCCGCTCATCATCTTCGGTGTCACCATAGTAGGTGGCCACGGAGGTCATGCCGTACTCCTTTTGCAGCGCCAGCTTGATGTTCTCGATATCCCTGCGGTAGTTGGCCCAGATGATTGCTTTGCCGTTGGTTTCCTCCACCACCGACAGCAATTCATTGATCCGGTTGTTGGGGATGTCAATCTGTTGGCCATCATCAAACTTCACGTGGCCACAGCAAATCTGATGCAGCCGCATGAGCTGGGTCAGTGCGTTGTTGGTACTCATCAAGTTGCCATCAACGAGCGCCAAGGCCATGAGCTTCATCTGGTCATAGTATTTCTTCTGCTCCGTTGTCAGCTCGACATCGCGGCGGGTGTAAACCTTGTCCGGCAAGTCCAAGCATTCATCCTTGGTCACACGGAAGGAGAAGTTGTTGAGTTTTTCCTGCAACTCATCCAGCCTGCGGTAACCCACGATTTGTTTGAATGTGTGCGTAGGCAACCTGCGTTCAACAAGGATCGCGTACCGTGCTTGGAAGGCGTAGAAGCTGGCGCTGTTCAGGCAGTCAGGGCCTAAGAATTCGCATTGGCTGTACAGGTCCAAGGGGGACTTGGTGACGGGGGAGCCTGTGGCAATCCTCCTGTACCGCGCATCGCGGGCCACCTTGATGATGCTCTTGGTGCGCTTGGCGTTCGGTGTTTTGATCGTGGTGCTTTCATCCACGGCCATAAAAGAGGACGTGACACGCAGGAATGTGCGAGCGTAGGCAGTGCCTTTCTCTGTGCTGAATGCCTCGACGTTCATGATCATGATGCGCAGCTTGTTAAGCGAATTGATCATCTCCTCCATCTCTGCTTTCTCTGCCTTGCGTGGGCTTGGTGTCCAGCATGCCATCTTGTATGGAATGTGATCGGGCATGTGCTTAGGGAGTTCGGACTTGTACCAATTACGGTAGACCCCCTTTGGTGCCACAATGAGCATGGAGTCGATCTTCCCCTTGTCATACAGCATGGCGGCGTTGTTTATCAGCATAAAGCTTTTGCCTGTTCCCATTTCTGCAAACAAGGCCACCTCCTTTTGCTCCCAGAATCGCTGAAGATAAGCCGCCTGATGCACATATGGTTTGTTCTTGAACGGGTAGTTGTCCAAAAAATAATTCATCTCTCTCTGCCTTTCTTTTGAAACAGGTATTGACAACCTGAAAAGATAGTGTACACTAAAAGCACGTTTCAAGAAAGGAGAGCGTAAACATGGCAAAAGTTTTTATCGTACAAGAGATGCCGAATCACGATATTGCGCCTGCAATGAAGTATGGGGACATGGTAGTTTTATTGGAGCCAAACACCCAGATCGCATTCAGCACAGTACCGACGGTTCGCATGCTGCGACGCAAGTTGCGGGAATACAAGGATGGGGATTACCTGTTGTTGACAGGTGACCCTGTAGCTATCGGCTTGGCCTGCTCGATAGCTGCTTTCTATAACGCTGGCCGGTATATAGCTCTGAAGTGGGATCGCCGCGAAAGAATGTATATCCCTGTTAAAATTGACATCACAGAGAATGGAGAAAGAGATGAGTAATATTCACGATATGTTTGAGCAAGACGCTGGTGCATTGGTCGTCAAGAATGAGGACCTGCAATCAGTTGGTGAGTTGGCCAAGCGTGCCAAACAACTTGAGAAAGAAATCGAAGAGCTGGAGGACAGCGTCAAGGAACGCAAAGAACAGCAACGCAAGTTGTTGGAGGAAAGCATTCCGGGCCGTCTGTCAGAGCTGGGCATGAAGTCATTCAAGATGTCTGACGGCAGCCAGATTGACATCAAGGCGTTTTACAACGCAAGCATCAAAGAAGAAAACCGCGCACAGGCCTATGAATGGCTACGTGGTAACGGTTTCGATGACATCATCAAGAACACCGTGTCCGTACGGTTTGGTCGAGGTGAAGACCAGTTGTGCGAGACACTACTGAACCAATTGCGTGAGGACAACTACCCAGTTGAACAAGCGCAAAAGGTCGAACCCCAGACCTTGAAAGCTTGGGTTCGCGAGCAGGTGGAACGCGGAAGCGAGTTCCCCACAGAGCTGTTTGGCGTGTACATCGGCCAAAGAGCAACCATTAAATCAGCGTGAAAAAGGAAAAATATCATGGCAAAAAATGAAGTAGCAGTAAAGAAAGAAGGCGCATTGGTCTTGGCAAATGACTTTGAACAAGACAGTGGTGGTTTTGACGGCATGGGTCAGGAAGACTTTGCGCTTCCATTCCTACGCTTACTGACCAACACATCACCAGAAGTTGGAGAAGTCCAAGGCGCAATGCCGGGGATGATCCTGAACTCAGTGACTGGCGAGTTGTATGACGGTAAAAAAGGTATGACCGTGGTTCCCTGTGCATATGTACGTCAGTACATTGAGTGGGCCCCACGCGGTAGTGGCAGTGGTGCACCCCAAAACATCTTCCCATCTACCTCTGACATTTTGAGCCGCACGCACCGCGAACCGGGCGACAACAAAGACTACCTCGATAACGGCAATTACATCGAGAACACGGCCAACCACTACGTGATGGTCATCAACGATCAAGGCTTCCCCGAAGCTGCTTTGATTACCATGAAGTCCACGCAACTCAAGAAGTCGCGCAAGTGGAACAGCATGATGATGTCCACCAAGATGATGGGTGCCAACGGTCCTTTCACCCCTCCCATGTACTCACACTTGTACCGTTTGACCACGCAGGGCGAATCAAACGACAAGGGTAAATGGTTTGGTTGGGAGATCGAGCGCATTGGCCCGATTGAAGATAAGAATGTGTACCACGCTGCAAAGGCATTTGCTACTCAAGTGAATGCTGGCGAAGTCAAGGTCAAGCATGCTGATGAAGAAATCATCAGCCCAGAAAAAGCACCATTCTGATTTGAGGGGGCATCATGCCCCCTCTTTCTTCTATAGAGATGCCAATGGAACAACTACAACAATTTCAGGACATATTCAGAGGTTTGGATATTGCCTATGGGACATACATAATCAAAGCGGAAAGAGGCGATGGTAAGCAAGCAGGAAAGGCAACAGTTGTTAGAAAACCCCCAACAGATGACCTATGGCAGAAGCACCTTGAAGGCGTTGATCCGAGTCTGGGGATTATTCCAATCCGGGCGGATAACACCTGTATCTGGGGATGTATTGATATTGACCAGTATCCTCTGGACCACAAAGGCTTAGTTGAAAAAGTTGCGCAGTTGAAACTGCCGCTTGTTGTTTGTCGCAGCAAATCTGGAGGCGCACATGTTTTCCTCTTTACAAAAGAACCCGCCCCTGCCCGGGATTTTCAGCAGTACCTCAAGGATGCGGCAGCATTACTGGGAGAAGCGGGCCGAGAGATTTTTCCCAAGCAAGCCGAAATTCTTGTCGACCGAGGAGACACCGGAAACTTCCTCAACTTACCGTATTTCGGCGGCGACTCGGGAACAAGGTATGCATTCAATGTCGACGGTACGGCGGCAACCCTCGATGAATTCTTTGCACTATATAAGGCGAATGTCCAAAGCCTACCGCTCAATTTTCCTGAGCCGCCTAAGCAAGCGGAGAGTCCCATCAAAGATGGCCCACCTTGCTTACAAGCTCTTTGCGCACAGGGCTTCCCTGAGGGGACGCGCAATAATGGATTATTCAACATTGGCATCTATCTTAAGAGGGCCGTGCCCGGAAGTTGGGAAGACAAACTGGTGGAGTACAACATCAAACATGTGGCTCCCCCTCTCCCAAATAACGAAGTCCAAATCCTTGTTAAGCAAGTTGGCAAGAAGGACTACCAGTACAAATGCAAAGACGCGCCGCTCAACGGTTTTTGCAATTCGGGCCTGTGTAGATCGCGTAAATATGGCATCGGAGGAAACGGTCCTGATGCGCCTCAAATAGCATCGCTGTCCAAGTACGCATCTGATCCACCGCTGTGGTTCTTAGATGTCAACGGCAAGCGTGTAGAGTTGGAAACAGAAAGCCTCTTCACGCAAGCTGCATTCCAAAAAGCATGCGTTGAAAAACTCAACGTGCTGCCCCCTACTTTGCGCAAACAGGATTGGGAGAACATGCTCAATGCGTTGCTCAAAGAGATGGTGGAGACAGAACAGATCGCTGAGGCCAGTGAGGACACCAGCCTCAATGGACGCTTCATAGACCTGCTTGAAGAATTCACTACCCACATGCAGCAAGCAATGGACAGGGATGAAATCTTGATGGGCCGACCATGGCGCGACGACGATGAGGCTAAGACCTACTTCCGAATGAAAGACCTCGACAACCATTTGAAGCGCAACAATTTTGTTGGCCTCACGGCCCCCAAGATGGCCCAGCGCCTGCGCGACATTGGTGGTGAGCCTATCGCACTGCTGCTCAAAGGACGCGCTGCCAGATGCTGGCGCATACCAAGCTTTGGCAAACAGGATGCACCATTTGAAACACAAACCGTACGCACAGAAGGGAGCCCATTTTGACGCTCAAGATTAATGGATATGACGAAGCAATCATTGGCCCCGCATACGTGTGGGACAGCAGCGGTACCCAGTCTTTAACGCTGGTCTACGACGCTGAGATCATCCGGGACATCCTGATGGCCAGAGATGGCATGGACTTTGGCGAGGCCCGGGAATACATCGAATACAACATTGAAGGTGCCTACGTTGGCCCAACAACCCCGATTCTTGTCTGGAAGCACGACGAGTTCTACGGGGAAATGGATGACTGACATTCACAAAATCTTCGGCCCACCCGGCTGTGGAAAGACTACTTATCTACTCAATGTTGTGGACAAACAACTAGAGGAGGGTGTTTCCTCAGCAAGGATTGGCTACTTTTCTTTCACCAGAAAGGCTGCCAACGAAGCACGGGACCGAGCGATCGCCAAGTTTCCGCAGCTCAATGCAAAGACTGACTTCCCATATTTCAGGACATTGCACAGCCTTGCGTTCCATTGTCTGGGCGTGCGGGCGGATGACATCATGCAGGCAGAACACTTCCGTGAGTTTGCTGCCCAAGCAGGGATTGAGTTGGAGTTGTCTACCGACATGGAATTGGACTTGGTCAAGCCTGACAACCCTATCCTGAACGAAATCAACATTGCCCGAATCAAGGGTGAGGACCTGCGCACACACTACAACAAATGCGGGCTGGACATTGAATGGCATCACTTTGAATTCGTTGAGCGCACCTACCGGCATTACAAACGCAGTAAAGACCTGCTTGACTTTACCGACCTGTTGGAGATGATCGTGAGTCAGCCCGAGCGCTTACCTGCGCTTGAAGTGCTGATCGTGGACGAAGCCCAAGATTTATCCCGCCTGCAATGGATGATGGTAGAAGCGTTGGCTACACGTGCCAAGCGGACATTTCTTGCCGGTGACGACGATCAAGCCATTTTCTTCTTCGCCGGTGCCGACGTAAAAAGCTTTCTTGCCTTTGAGGGCAGCGTGACTGTGCTGAACCATTCCTACCGTGTTCCCGCAAAGGTGCACAGCTTGGCCAACCTGATCGTCAACCGCATCCAAGAGCGACAACCCAAGATATGGGAGCCGCGTGAGTTTGAGGGAGCCTTAAAAACCTATCACCGGTTTGATGACATCCCCATCCAAGATGGCCAATGGCTGATCATGGCCGCTACCAACTACATGCTCAACCCCATACATGAATGGCTGAGATCGATTGGCGTTCTGTTTGAACGCAACGGTGTCCCAAGCCTGTCCCCACAGATTGCCCACGCTGTCTCCGACTGGGAGCGCCTACGCAAGGGGCAAGCCATAGGCTTCGCCAACGTCCAGACGGTGTACCGGTACCTTGATACCAGCGCCGTGGCCCGGGGCTACAAGACGTTTAAAACCGGCGACATCAACGGTTTGTACACCCTTGATGAGCTGAAAGCAAAGCATGGCCTCCTGACCGAGGTGGTTTGGCATGAAGCCCTGACCAAGATTGCTGACGACAAGAAAGATTACCTGATTGCCCTGCTTCGCCGTGGTGTGAAGCTGTCGCAGCCGCCCAAGATTCGCCTGTCTACCATCCACGGTGCCAAGGGTGGGGAAGCGGACCATGTTGCGCTGCTCATGGACCTCAGCCCAAAGTTCGCCAAAGAATATGCAAGCAACGCGGACAACGTCCACCGCTTGTTTTATGTTGGGGTCACCCGCGCCAAACAATCCCTGCACTTAGTCCTGCCAAAACACACAGAAAAAGGATTTCGACTGTGAAAAATATGCCGCTCTTCCCCGTTCAAACCGAATGGGTAGCACCAGATACTTTCCCAAACCTGTCCACTGCCAAGGAGATTGCAATTGACCTCGAAACTTGTGACCCGAATATGGAATCTTTTGGGCCGGGATGGCCCCGTAATGACGGCTTCATTGCTGGTTACGCTGTGGCTGTTGATGGCTGGAGCGGATACTATCCTGTTGCTCACGGCGGCGGCGGCAATCTTGATAAACGTCTTGTTGAGCGGTGGGTAAAAGATGTCTTGGCTACTGCCGCTGACAAGATCATGCATAACGCGGCTTATGACTGCGGTTGGCTTAGGGCCTCTGGATTCACTATCAATGGCCGAATTTGCGACACCATGCTCGCTGCCCCGCTTCTCGATGAGAACCGCTTCTCGTACAGCCTCAATGCGCTTGGCTTCGATTACCTTAAAAAGGTCAAGTCAGAGGCCTTACTCAAGCAGGCAGCAGCCGACTTTGGCGTTCACCCCAAGAAAGAATTATGGAAACTCCCCGCAATGTATGTCGGAGAGTACGCCGAGCAAGACGCGGCGCTGACCTTGGAGCTGTGGCAGCACTTCAAAGTCAAGATGCGTCAGGATGAAGTTGAATCAATCTTCGATCTGGAGACCGAAGTCTTCCCGATCCTGATGAACATGACCTTGCGCGGCATCAGATTCGACCGCATCAGATGCGGTACCCTGATCGATAGGCTTATCGTGCGAGAACAACAGATTCACCAAGAGCTGAAGTCAGCCTGTGGAAAACCAGTGGACATCTGGGCGGCCCAATCAATTGCCTTGGCCTTTGATAAGTTGGGTGTTGCTTACGGCAAGACTACTGCCGGGGCACCGAGCTTTACCAAAAACTTCTTGGACAACTGTGAACATCCTGTGGCTAAATTGATTGTTGAAGCCCGCGAGACCAACAAAACGCATAGCACGTTCTTGCAGCCGTACATGGACTTCAGCAAAAAGACCGGCAGGATTCACCCACATGTGAACCAGATGCGCAACGATGAGGGCGGCACCATCACAGGCCGCCTGTCCATGAACAACCCCAACTTGCAGCAGGTTCCGGCCCGCCACGAAATCATCGGGCCCATGGTGCGTTCGCTCTTCTTGCCGGAGGAGGGCGAATTGTGGGCAGCCAACGACTTCAGTTCCCAAGAACCGCGCCTCTTGGTGCACTATGCAGCCCTTTTGAACCTGCCAAGTGCAGACAGGATGGTGGACGCATACCGCAGCGACCCCAACACCGACTTTCACCAGATGGTGGCCGACATGGCTTCCATCAAACGCAAACCCGCCAAAACCATTGGCCTTGGCCTGATGTACGGCATGGGCAAAGCAAAGCTGGCCGGTGAACTGGGATTGCACATGGATGAGGCCTCGACGCTCATCGATACGTTCCACACTAAGGTGCCCTTCCTGAAAGGCACCGTGAACGCCGTCATGAAGCGCATTGAGCATCCCGCTTCTGGCGGATCGATCAGGACGCTCCTTGGCCGCAAGTGTCGGTTCCCACTGTGGGAACCCATGGCATGGGGCGTGAACAAGGCGCTGCCTTACGAACAAGCCATGGTGGAGTACGGCCCAAGGATCAAGCGTGCAGCTACCTACAAGGGCTTAAACAAGCTGATCCAAGGGTCAGCCGCAGACCAGACCAAAGCGGCCATGGTGGCGCTCGCCAAGGCTGGATTCAATCCAATCCTGCAAGTACACGATGAGCTGGCGCTGTCTGTCAAGAATCGAGAGGAGGCACAGGCTGCTGCCGAGATCATGGCCAATGCTGTGCGCTTAGAAGTTCCCAGCCGCTGTGATGTGGAGATTGGCCCGAGCTGGGGAGAGGCAAAGTAAAAGGGCCCCGAGGGGCCCTTTATTCAAAATCGAAGTAGTTTTTTAAAGATTGTCCAAAACCTTGTCTTGGTAATCGCCGCATCTTCAAACAAATCCAGTTGCGTGATGGTGAATCGGTATTCCCCCTTTCCGCGCCCCGGAACGAGGACCGCTTCAATCTTGCTCTCATTTGCCAACCCCAACCCACAGCGGCGAACCACGGAGGCTGGCAAGTGGGTGAAAGCTGCAATTTCCGAAGTCTTCATCGTGTAGTTGTTCGAGCGCAATGCAGCGAGGAACACGGCCCGGATTTCAGCCGGGCTTCTTGCAGGCATTGGCCGGACTTTGATCGGGGTGCTCATCGCGCCCGTCCTTCTAACCTATCTGCTATCAGGGTTGCGTAACCTGCAATGTCGACCCAATGGTCAGTCACATCAGGGTTGCCATTCACGATTCGGCCAATCTTGTGCACGATCATCTCCAACGCTTCCCACTGGTCATCAGCAAAGGTCTTGTCATGCTTGGCAGCATGAGCAGCCATGGCACGTTTGATAGATTGCATGAGCGCAGCGCCGTCTTTGAACTTGCCGTAATTCGCGGCCCGAGCGTCCAATGTCTTGTCCACGGTAGAGGCCAAGTCCGGCAAACGTGGGTCCGGCATGGGAACCATCTCCGGTGGAGCAAAGACTCCAATCTGGTTGGCCCGTGCCTTCTTACGCAACTGGTAACCCAGTGCTGCGGTGATACCAAACTTCTTGGCCACGGTCTTCACCATGGCTGTTGGATGGTCCATGATGTATTCCATGAACTTTTGTGATTTGCTGATCTTTTTCATATTGGTGCGTCCTCTGTTTTGGTTAGTAAATAGTACTTTCGCGATTTCTCGGCATTACATTGATGCTTTCTGTGAAGCATTTCCAGAATTTTTGGGTCTACCCTTACGAAAGGATTCCACGTGTTCTCTTCGAGCATTTTCAAAACGCTCTCGGGATTCTTTTTCGATTTGCTCTGACGGGACAATGGTTTCTTCGGTTGTGAATTTGTGTCCGTTTCCACACTCTCTCCTTCTTCTGTATCTAACAGGGGTCTTTCTTGTTTCAGTGACCGTGGACCACGCATCACATTCGGGACAATTCATTTGAGACGTACCTCCGCGCATTTGTGTTCATCCCCTGCGGATTTGGTTAGAAAAATAAGGTAGCAGTTACTGCACCTCCATACAAGGTTCTCTTGCACAACAGTTCTGCGGCTGCCGTGTTCACCACGCGATCTGCCAAAGAATGTTCTTATTGCTTCAAGCATTTCTCTGCACCTCCCATCGTTTACATAACTGCTGTACTGTCTTGCTCTGCTTCTGTCCCTTCTTACGCTCACATACACCGCTGACAGATTTCATCTTTGCTTTTTGTTTTAACGTGTAGGGCGTAGGCGCGGGCGGCGGCTCGGGGAACAAACCATTGCACCCAACCACAGACAGCGCAACACCAAGTATGAGTCGATCGATCATGTGTTGAGTTCCTTCAGCTTTGATTCAATGTAGTCAATGACTGCCTCAATGCCCGCTGGTGCGTCTTGCATATATTTAGCTGTCAGTCTGTCTTCTTTTGCCAGCCCTGCCCATGTGCGCTGTGACTTTAAATGATCGTGCATCGCCATCATTGCGTTCGCAAACCAACCCAGCATTAGTGCCTCATCAATATCCTCAAGCTGCCAGCTTGCCTTTTCTTTTGTATGAATGAAAAACTTTGCCCACGCTTGTGCGTCTGGGTTGCTATGAATTTTCATGTCGTAATCACTCATGCTTCACCTCTGGCTCTGATTTCTGCCCCTAATTTTTTAAACCACTCATAAAAACCTGAACCGCCCCAAGTCCCATATTCTTCCGCCACCTTTGCACAGGCTTCACGCTCTTTGGCGGTTGCTAGTTTGTAAAAGGCTTCTATACATTGTGGGAAAGCTTCATACCAAGTCTCGCCTTCAGGCTGTGTAAATCCAGCCTGTCTTGCCATCTCAATGATGTCTTGTGTCATTGCTCAACCCTTTCATACGTCATCTCAAATATGTCAGGCTTGCATGAGTAGTGTTCACCCTTCACGCCTGTGATGATCCAGTCGCCGGGGGTGACAATGTGACCGCCTTCAAGTGTGCGAATCCAACCGCATCCCTCTAACCGAGGGTCGGTGCTTTGGTGTTTAGCTACAGCCAAATGGTCGCCATGCTTGAACCACTGGGTGGCTTCTATGACTACAGGCTTCTTTCTAAATTTCATATCCACCCCAATCCTTTACAAGCCGCAGTTATCAGAAATACCACCCCTGACACTTGGCTGTAGATAGGGTGAATGTGCGGCGCAATGTAGATCGTGCCAAGTATTAAAAATAATTGTTCTGTTGTCATGTGTTCTTCTCCTTGAGTTTGGCTTCAATAGCATCTGCAAACCTCACCCAAAACGGCTTGCTGTTAACAATCTGTTTGACTTGGTCATAAATAAAAGATTGCTCATTTGCCGTCAGCCCTTCCCATGTGCGCTGTGACATGGCATTGACCGCCTTGTCCCCGCTGAACTGCAGCTGATACTGCATCCCATCAACGAACCCACGTTCGTAGTCTGCGCCTTGGTCAAGCGGCGGTTTACGCAAAATAACCTTCTCAGGGTCTGTCGGGTGGTCTTCAAAGTAAGCGGCTGTCATTCTTCCCTCGCTTTCAACATTGCGTCTGCCACTTTGTAAGCAGCTTTTGCGTCTAAATCCCACTGGCCTGCGTCGTGACATTGATCTACAAGAAAGGACTGCATAGCTTTTGCCGCCATGTAGTCACGCAGACTCATGCCGCTGTGACCACTGCTTACCCAATCGTTAAGCGTTACTTCATTACTACTTGGAAATGCTGGTGGGTTGTTCATTTCTTCATCTCCCTGATATAAATTGCAAAGCTACTGATGGTGTCTTGCCCGAAACCTGTCAGCTTCTCAATGTGCACTGCCACTTCTTCGACAACCCCATTGCGTAGCTCGTCATAGACCTGTTGCTGGGTTTTGATCGGCAGGTTCTTGATGATTTCTTGCTTGACCTTGCTCTCTCGTTCGGTGTCGTTGAACTCAGTCATCACTTTATGCGCAGCGCGAACCGTTGCGTCTTCAAGGCTTATTTTCATGTCGCGTTTAATTGATGCCAAGTGCTTCTCAGCAAGCGCACCCCAGTCTTCTTGCGTTGGTTTGTTGAATTCAGTCATCCCTATCTCCATTCTGTAAAAAATCAATCGCTGCTATCAGCATCGCGCCGACGACTACGACCAACGCGCCCCCCAAAAACAGAACCCCTACCCATGTCAATACGTTCAGCCACATATGTGTACCCCAGTTCTTTTTCCAATGCATTCACGCGGCGGAGAAGCATGTCGTTCTCCCACAGCAACACGCGCCACGCCTCAAGGACCAGTTTCGTATCCTCATCCATTCACGCAAACCACAAATAAAAACCGTGCAAGATTCCAATCGGAAAGAAAATTGCCCCGGCGACCAAGAACCCCCACATTGCATCAGCAAAGCAGGTAAAGATGTGCGTCAGCCACGCTGCAAAGCAGGCCCAACCAATGATGTATCCCATTATTTTTCCTCCTGCTCTTTCCTGATCATGTACGCCAACCGCGCGTACAAATCCACCATGCTGTTTTGCAAGAATTCCTTAAGCTGTAAATTGTTGTGTGCCTCGCGGATCACGACCCCCGGCACACGGACCTCGGCCAAGCAGCCATACTGCTCCAACGTGATCACCAAGGTGTCGTCCTCTTCAGTCTCAATCATCTCGATTTGCTGGTTCATACCTCATACCCTTTTTCAAATCCAAGTTTGCGTTTAATCCAATATGCAAAGGCGTGAAACCAATGCGATGAAACCTTGTCCAACCGCTGCTGCAAGATCACGTTTTCCAACAACGCTTCATCATGCAGCATCGAAATCATTTTGTAGGCCTTTGTTTCTGCTTCGGTCATCATTCCTCCAACATAAAATTCGTTGCATCGTTGTAAAAAGTCAAAAACATATCTATCGCGGTATGCTTGTCAAGGCCCGTGGCCTGCGCCCCGCCCGCAGCAACCATCATGGCCGCCAACACAGATACCTGCGACGACTTGGAATGCTCAAACATCGTCTTGGCAATCTCCACCGCACAGGCCTGCGTCTCAGCCTTAATCCGCTTGGCCTCCTCCAATGTCAGTTTTCTGGTCTTACCAGCGTCTTTATTCGAGTCCATTTCAATATTCCTCAAAAGATTCAAAAGTCAACTTAGCCTGCTCAATGATCTCAGTCCTAGTGTCCTCTGACAATAGCTCAGAGATGTCCACGCCGCCTAAATATGCATAGAACACGGACCAAGACTCGGCCAAGCCAACGCTTGCGTCACTGCCCTCAAACTCCAACCAACAATCCAGCGTGTGCTTGGTCTTGCCGTTTAGAAACTCATAGGTGTAGTTCAACAGGCCCGCATATGGGCTGAAATGGGTATCAATCATGGCCGCGCTCCTCAAACAAGTTCAAAGGACCACGGTCCGAGTACCAATCATGAAGCTGCTCAAAGATGTCGTGGAAGTCGTCTTCGGTGAGTAAGGCAGTTATGTCCAAGGACAAGGGACCGTGGACCACGCGTACGTCCTTTACAAAGGTGTTGTCTTGAGTGTTCTTGCCGTACGTCACCTGAACGGGGACCTTGAGCAAAAGGTCAGCCGTCTGTAGCTGGGTTAATGGATCTTGACTCATTCTCTGCTATCCTTTCTTGAATTACATGTGTTAGGGACACGTAGTATCGTTTAGAGGACACTAGGTGTCAAGTACATTTTGTTGTGTTTTTCATAGGGGTTATCCCTAATGTATATGATATTTGATATATAGAATGGGGTTTGTTATGCAATTTTGAGGATCCCTATAGGAGTTTTTAGGGTAAGAGGTGTTTTTTTTATTTTTTTTGTGGGAATAGACGTAATAGACGTAATGCCGTAATAAGTCAATGAAATCAATAACTTAGACGTGTACAGTACATTACGGTGTAAGAATAGATGTAATTTACTGGGGTGTCCCTACGTTTAGAGGAGGTGATTTTTTTTTTACTACTCTTCCTCCCAAATCCCTATATAGGAGGCCTTGAATTGGATTTGACCTTGACAGATAGAGTTACGATATCTATACTCCTTTGTTAATTGATTTTTTCTTTTTACGGGAGTTAGCCCTTGATACAGATCGAAGCAAATATCCCCATCCCTGAGGATCGCACGACCTACCCTTTCCGGGACATGGAGACGGGCGACAGCATCCTGTTCCCGGGTGAGAAGCAGGCAGCCTCTGCCCGTGTGGCAGCCATACGCTTTGCCAAGGTGCACCGACCCGGCTGGACCTTTTCTATGCGGCGCGTGGACAACGGCTGGCGCTTGTGGAGAACTGCGTGACCAAAAGGGATGTCTGGAACGTGCCCCCTGTGGTGCCTGACAAGGCTAAGCAGAGGCTTGCGGGCGAGGTCCGACCCCTGAGGCAGCAAAAGGTCCTGAATGCCAAGGAATGGAAGTTTGTGCAGGAATACGTGTCAGGCGATGGCCGGGTGACCTTGAAAGAGGCTGCCATGCGTGCTGGGTACAAAGAGGGCTCGGCCTCGGTGATGGCTTGGAAGTTGACCAACCCGAAGGAATACCCGCATGTGGTGGCTGCAATTCAGGCTTACCGCGCTGAGTTGGCATCGAAGTACAACACATCGTATGAGCGGCACATGAAGGATTTGCAGGAAATCCGCGATAAGGCTTTGGCTGCCGGTGCGTTTGCTGCTGCTGTTCAGGCCGAGTATAGGCGTGGCCAAGCTTTGGGCACCATATACGTGGAACGCAAGGAAATTAGGCACGGGACCATTGACTCGATGTCGAAAGAGGAAGTGCAGCGTAAGCTTGATGAACTCAAACGCCTGTACGGCGGGCCTCCCCCGACTGCTTTAATTGACGCGACTACTGGTCAAGTGTTGGCCAGCACCGACCGGGAGAAAGACCCGGCCTTTGATTCGGGCGTGGCCGATCCCCCCTTAGATGTTTTTGAAATAGACCGTGACGACGACACCTGAGGCGCGATTCTCTGCACGTGTGCGCGATGGACTCAAGGCATTGGGCTGCGACATTGAGCGAATTGAAAACCGGGTGAACCTTGGCGTGTCCGATATGTTGGTGGGCGTGGCTGATTGCTTTGTCACTGTGGAATTGAAGGTTGTTTCCCGGGGTTTAAAGGTTACGCTGCGACCGCATCAAATTGCTTTCTTGGTCAGGCATGCTGCTAAGGGCCGACCGTGCTTTGTGCTTGTTTTAAATGCCGACCGGGTTTTGCTTTACCATGGCCGCGATGCTGTTGCCCTTGCCGCCGAAGGGTTGCGGCTGCTGCCGCTGGCAGTGTGGCCCTCGCGGGGTATGAATTGGGCAGAGCTGAAAGAAAGACTATCGGCACCGGCTGACTGATCGAAAAAATCAATTGGACAATTTGCCCCGGTTTGGCAAAATAGGGGCTGCTGAGATATTTCAGCGAACAGAAAGGATAGAGAATGAAGACGAAAACCCTTTGCGTTTATTGGGCGCACGCCCAGCGAGATGGCCCCTCTAAAATTTTCAAATTAAAACGCGAAGCGATACAGTGGGGGCGCGATACTTTTGACGGGGTTTTTATTGTCGAACCAATCAATAAAGCCAAGCTATCGGAACGGCTGGAATATTTAAAAAATCAATTGGGAATTGTGCCGGAGCTGGCCTACACTGGCCGCCTTACCAATCAAGAAAGGATAGAGTTATGTTGAAAACCGTTGCAATATCAGCTAACAAAAAAACCGGCCCGATAGCTGTTACTTACCGCGCTGGCGAACATGAAACCTATGGCACGTGCCCGCGTAGCTGCGCACTGCACCCCAAAAGCGATACCGGCACCGATCATATCGACGCGGATTATTTGGCCGCTGTTTATGATTCTGTACCGCGCCGGGGCATGGCATGGGCTTATTCGCACTTTCCCGCTGAGGCGCTGCCGATACCGGCACCGGGTAAAACGACAATTAACGCGAGCTGCGACACCATCGCGGACGCGGTGCGCACTGTAGAGCTGGGCCGCCCCGCTGTATATGCTGCCCCGGTGGATACTGCCGAGAGCTGGCCGCGCAAAATACATGGGGTGACATTTGCACGCTGCCCCGCTGAGCTGGCCGAATCATTTACTTGTGCGGACTGTGGCAACGGTTCCCCGTTGTGCGCACGCGGTGAACGGGATTTTGTTGTTGTTTTTGTTGCCCATGGCACCGGAAAAAAACGAGTAGGCACCGATAACCCGGGCGGCTGCTATGCAGCCAGCGGCCCGACCGCTATTCAATGGCACGGTACGCGCAAAACCGGCCACGCGAACGACTCGCAAACCGTGCGGGACTTTGCCCGGGCCTTGCCCGTTGGCTCGATGCTGCGGCACCATATCGCGGGCGATATTGGGCGCGAGGTGGCCGCATGATCCTAATATTCGCGGTGCTGCTGTGGCTTTTTATTGGGTGGCTGCTTGATAGATATGGTTAATTGAAGACCCCGAACCGATAGGAATAATTCAATTGACCGGTGCGCACAATAGACTAGAATTCAAACCATCGATAGCCGGGCGGTTATCGATTCAACTCAGAAAGGATAGAGAAAATGGCACACATGATCGACACAACAACTGGCACGGCTGCAATGGCATATGCTGGTAAAACCCCATGGCACGGCCTCGGCCAAACCCTGAGCGCGGATGCAGACATTCAGACATGGACACGCGAAGCCGGGTTAGCCTATACCGTGCTCGAGTCCCCCGTACTGTTCCGCACTGCTGCGGCCACTGAGCCCGAATTATTCAAGGGCCGAAAAGTATTGCACCGGAGCGACACCGGCGCACCTTTGGCCGTGGTTTCGGACGGTTACCACGTGGTGCAGCCTGCGGAGGTAATGGGGTTTTTTGATAATCTGGTCAAGCTTGGCGGGTTTCAATTGGAAACGGCGGGCGCGTTAAGTTACGGGCGGCGTGTGTGGGCGCTGGCATCAGTAGGCGCGGGCGCGGATATCGTGGACGGTGACACCGTCAAGCCTTATTTATTGCTCGGCACGTCATATGATGGCACTATGGCAACCGTCGCGAAATTCACCACGGTTCGCGTGGTATGCAATAACACTATCACGGCGGCGCTGGGTGATAACTCGGCCTCGGTTCGCGTGCTGCACAGCGAGCGATTCGACGCGGACGCGGTGCGGTTAGAGCTGGGCATTGTGGCCAATAACTGGGAGCGCTTTCTAGTTGATTCGCGCAAACTGGCAGGTGAGCCCATGGGCGCGGATGCTGCGGACGCGTTCGTATCTGAGCTGCTCAAGCCTTACCACACTGGCAAAATCGACATCAGCGAATCACGCGCTTACAAGCGAATCATCAAATTATTTGAAGGTTCGGCCATCGGTTCGGATATTGCAGGCGTAACCGGCACGCGCTGGGGCATGCTTAACGCGGTGACTGAATTAGTTGATCATGAGCGCGGACGCAGTGACAATACGCGCCTTGAATCGGCATGGTTTGGCACTGGTGCAGCGATTAAAAACCGCGCAATGGAGCTGCTCACGGCTTAACTGATCGGTTTTTTTGCACGCTACCGAGGGGGATCGATCAAAATAATTGATCGATCCCTTGTTAATTTGCCCAGCGTAAACCGGTCCCCGGGCCTCGGTGCATGCGTTGCGTAAAATGTGGCGCGGTGCGTGGAGCGGGGCGCGTGATTCGCGCCCCGTGGTTCCCGTGGCCTTGGCCACGGTTCGCGCACCGGCGGCAGCCGGTGCGCGTTTGCTGGCGCTTTGCCCTTTGCCATTGCTTCGCGGTTCGCGCAGCGCAAACCGCGTTACTT